AAATGACCTGCTTATTCGCACCTTCCTTAAATGAAGAACAGAAACAGGTGGTATTCGAACGAATTAAGTCAGGTGTAAGTATAAGTGCCATTGCCCGGGAATTCAAAACCTCGCGGCAAACCATTTTAAGAGCCAAAGCAAAACTTCAGACACCTGACATATAAAAAATAATCTCGGTGTGAGATGCTTTACGTCTTCCAAGCCCCCTTCCTTGCCGTAAATGGAGAGATACATCTAATTATAGAATTTATATGTTTTACCCTACGGCAGTGCTGGCCATTCAATATCCGGTGCAGTTGATGTATCAACACGGTTCAGCAACACCCGATACTTTTTCCAGGCTTCCAGCAACAAGGTTTCTTCCTCCGTTGCGATCTCCAGATCCACAGCATCCTGAAGCGGCGCTATATGCTCACTGGCTATCTGCATCAGGCTGTTTTTTGTTTCTTCCGCCTCCCGGATCCGGAACAGTTTTTCTGCTTCCGTATCCTTCACCCAGGCTGTGCCGTTCCACTTCTGATATTCCCCTCCCGGCGATAACCAGGTAACATTTTCCGGTAACGGACCGAGTTCAGAAATAAATAACGCGTCGCCGGAAGCCACGTCATAAACCGTTTTACCCCGATGATCTTCAACGAGATGCCACGATGCCTCATCACTGTTGAAAACAGCCACGAAGCCTGCCGGAATATCTGGCGGTGCAATATCGGTACTGTTTGCTGGCAGACCTGTATGAGGCGGAATATATGCGTCACCTTCACCAATAAATTCATTAGTTCCGGCCAGCAGATTATAAATTTTTATGGTCCGTGGTTGTTCACTCATTCTGAATGCCATTACGCAAGCCTCACAATATAGTTAAATGCGATGTTTTTGACGGTGTTTTCCGCGTTACCAGCAGCGTTAACGGTGATGGTATGTCCATGTGAACCAATCGCAACGGAGTGCGTATGAGCACCAATACCGACAGTATATGCGTGTGCACCTGCGCTTGCAGCAGTACCCGATACAGAGTGCGTATGAGCGCCTGCAGAAGAAGTGTTAACACTGTATTTAGAATAATCAGGTGATCCACTTCCCGGAGCACCACTGGAACCACCTGAAACAAATGTCATCGAATGGGTATGTGCACCGGCTGTCCCCATGCATTTACCGCCCGGACTGTCAGCCTGTAATTTCCCAGCGCCAGCTGCGTGAAGCGATATGTGGTTTCCGTCGTCCGGGCCGTGCTGACCAACCGCTCACTGCCGTCGTCCGCTGCCACGGTCAGGCGAAGCATAAAGCTCACCCCCTTCACCACCTTCGGCGTGTCCCAGCGCGCCAGCACCTGGTATTCCCCGCTGTCTGCGGTGACTTCTGCGGTCAGGTGCTGAACTGCTGGCGGCGTGACACCATTCACCGTGCCGCTCTGGTCACCGTCAAAGTGCGCCCCGTTATCCACGATGGCTTCTTTCTCCGGTACATGCTGCACGGCAGTGATGGCATACGTACCGTCATCGTTCTCACGGATACTCACACAGCGGAACAGGCGCTGACGCAGCGTCGGCAGCTTCAGCCCCCACACGCTGTACTCGGCAACGCCGTCAGGAACCCGGCTCACTTTCACCTTCACGCCGTCGGTGACGGACTGGACCTCCACGCTCACCGGATTACCCTGCCCGTCAACCAGGCTTATCAGCGTGGTGCCGGAGGATGGCAGCGTGATTTCACGGTCGAGCGTCAGTGTCCGCGTCTGGCTGTTCACCGCCAGCACGCGCCCGCCGATGCTGATCCCCGCATAGTCATCATCACAGATTTCAATGACATCACCTGGTACATGGCGAAGCCCTTCGGCACCCACGCTGAAGTCCACGGTCTGCGTTTCCAGCAGTTCCGTTTTAATCAGCCACAGCCCGGCTCGGTGCGCCTGCCCCCGCCTGGTACAGCCAAAGGCATCCATCTTCGTGACGTTACGACCGTAACGGGCAATGGCCTGCGTGTCCTCCACAAGCTCTGTCGCCGTCTCCCAGCCGTTATCCGGGTCAATCCAGTTCACCTCAACGGCATTATGGCGGTCCTTCAGGGCGCTGAAGCTGTAGCGGAACGGCGCGCCATCATCCGGCATCACCACATTACTGCGGTTATAGGTCCACACCTTATCTGATGGTCGGTCCTGCACGAACGTCAGCGTCTGCCCGTTCCATACCGGCATACAGCGCATCGCCGAGCAGAAATCACTGAGAACATCCCACGCCTTACGCTGTGTGGTCAGCCAGGCATTACAGGTGATGCGCGGCTCCGTGCCGCCAAAACCGTCCGGCACCGACTGGTCGCAACACTGGCCGATGACATACAGCGCCCATTTATCCACATCTGCCGCACCAAGACGTTTACCCATGCCGTAGCGCGGGTGGCTGGAGATCTGTCTCGCTGGCCTGCCGCAGTTCTTCAACTTCCCGGCGCAGCTTTTCGTTCTCAATTTCAGCATCCCTTTCGGCATACCATTTTATGACGGCGGCAGAATCATAAAGCACCTCATTACCCTTGCCACCGCCTCGCAGAACGGGCATTCCCTGTTCCTGCCAGTTCTGAATGGTACGGATACTCGCACCGAAAATGTCAGCCAGCTGCTTTTTGTTGACTTCCATTGTTCATTCCACGGACAAAAACAGAGAAAGGAAACGACAAAGGCCAAAAAGCCCGCTTTCAGCACCTGTCGTTTCCTTTCTTTTCAGGGGGTATTTTAAATAAAAACATTAAGTTACGACGAAGAAGAACGGAAACACCTTAAACCGGAAAATTTTCATAAATAGCGAAAACCCGCGAGGTCGCCGCCCCGTAACCTGTCGGATCACCGGAAAGGACCCGTAAAGTGATAATGATTATCATCTACATATCACAACGTGCGTGGAGGCCATCAAACCACGTCAAATAATCAATTATGACGCAGGTATCGTATTAATTGATCTGCATCAACTTAACGTAAAAACAACTTCAGACAATACAAATCAGCGACACTGAATACGGGGCAACCTCATGTCAACGAAGAACAGAACCCGCAGAACAACAACCCGCAACATCCGCTTTCCTAACCAAATGATTGAACAAATTAACATCGCTCTTGAGCAAAAAGGGTCCGGGAATTTCTCAGCCTGGGTCATTGAAGCCTGCCGCCGGAGACTGTGCTCAGAAAAAAGAGTTTCTTCTGAAGCAAACAAAGAAAAGAGTGACATTACTGAATTGCTCAGAAAACAGGTCAGACCAGATTGAAGCAATTTAGATAATCGTGCAGACTACGCCCCCTCATATCACATGGAAGGTTTATCTATGGATCAGGTAGTCATTTTTAAACAAATATTTGATAAAGTTCGAAACGATTTAAACTATCAATGGTTTTATTCTGAGCTAAAACGTCACAATGTCTCACATTACATTTACTATTTAGCCACAGAGAATGTTCATATTGTATTAAAAAATGATAATACAGTGTTATTAAAGGGCCTAAAAAACATTGTGTCTGTCAAATTTTCAAAGGATAGGCATCTTATAGAAACGACCTCTAATAAGCTGAAATCCAGAGAGATCACATTTCAGGAATACAGAAGAAACCTTGCTAAAGCAGGAGTTTTTCGGTGGGTTACAAATATCCACGAACAAAAAAGATATTACTATACCTTTGATAATTCATTACTATTTACTGAAAGCATCCAGAAAACTACACAGATCTTACCACGCTAAACCATAACGTCCGGCTTCTCTCACTCCTGAGCCGGACTGCATTGGTTTAATAAAAACCATCAACAATTGTGATTTAGATATTCGGAACCATTCAAATATAACAAAACCCCGTAAAAACGAGGTTTATGGATAAATTTTATTATTGAATACATCAGATTAAATTAATCTTGACATCATAGCTTTCAAGACCCGTCATTTTTTCCCGTGCGGTAAACTGAATACTGGTAACTTCTTTCCCGGTCTTTTTCTTAAGTTCAATAATTTTTTTTGTTATATATTCAGAAATATCTGCTTCTGCTTTTGTTTTTAAGTTTTCAATATTCATCATTTCCTCTTTTAGTCTGTTATGACTTTCCAGTTACACAGTAAGTCGATTATATGGTGCAAACGTGTAAAAGATAAGATGAAACATCGCAATAATCAACATACGATAGTCTAAATTTTACACAAACAGACAAAGAGAATTTTCCTGAATTATCAATGCAATAGCATCAAATCAACTCAAGAGCCTTATTGCTGCTTCCAGAATTTCTTCTGAAGTAACATGTCGATCCGCGGCTACATAAATGACTTTATGATCTCCGGTCAGAGATGGAAACCCTGCGGCCATTACAGTAAGGTGTGTTTTTTCGCCATTTGGATATTCACGCATGATGGTGTTAACTCCAGTCATCGCTGGCACTACCACTGCTGGTTCAGAGTTAAAAAAAACTATGATTTTTTTCATGATGTTACCGTAGTATGTGAGTATCCATCGAATAGACACCAAGCAAAAAAGCTCCCGAAGGAGCCTTCATTTTCACTTTTTTAAATCCAACGACAGACGGCTGGCATTTAAGTATTGTGAAATATTATCAAATGTAATCATCATTGATTTACAAAAGATACATTTTGCCCCGAAAGGATTCATGTCAGAAACATCAAAAGATGATGTTCTATACTGGGAACCATGACAACACGGGCATCTAAAGTGAATATGGTTTGTAATATTGTCTACCTCAAAGCGCCACTACATGAACAGCGGCAGGACCTTTAGGTCCGTTCTCAATACCAAATTCAACTTCCTGATTCTCAGTTAATGTTTTGAAATCGTTGCTCTGAATTGCTGAGAAATGGACAAACACATCTTTGCTGCCATCTTTCGGCGTGATGAAACCAAAACCTTTTTCAGGGTTAAACCATTTCACTAAACCAGTCATTTTGTTAGACATAATTATTACCTTTTGAAGAAATTAGCCCTTGGGCAGAATGGTCCGAAAAAAAATATCAGAGAGAAAAACCAACAAGGAAATCTCAAGAGGTACAAATAATAAAATTATAACAATGACTGCTTCAGATAAATTTGTAACAAACCAGAACACCATTAACGCATGATTAACCACCCATAGCAAGGATTACTTTTGTAAAGAAAAACACAGCAATGAAAGAATGGCTTTATTTATTAATAAAACGTGTCATTCTGATTAAGACCTTTTATCTTACCCTTAAGATTTCAGGAATTTTGGCTCATGGAAGAGTCCTTTTTATTTAAATTTTACATTCCGCGATGTAAATGTTCCGATTTAATATTACCCTACATTTGATGCTTTTTATCTCTTAAAGATTCATAGATCTGTTGACAAGTCACTCCTGCGATGTAGCGTTCGTCAGCAATTTCAGCATAAAGCTGAGCTTCTGCTGCAATATCTCCGAGCATGTTGGTGAGCATTCCTTCGGCGGTTTTGGTTGTTTTGCCTCTGACGGCAGCGGCAAGATCTGCGGTATGCTTCGCTGCGTCAAGGCGTATGGCATATTTTTTTGCTTCGGCACGCAACTGGTTAACACTATCAGACAGATAAGCAGCCCTGGCAGAAATTTCAGCAGATTTCTGTTGCGCATCTTTAACAGCCTCATCACGGGCTATAGTTCGCCCCTGTTCAATTATTCGAGCAGCAAATTGAGCATTTACCTCTTGTGATAATGCGGCAGCATCACGTTCCGCCCATTTTTTTTGCCATCCTCGGTCGCTCCAGACATTTCCGACGATAAATCCTGACAACACGAGAAAAATCACCATGAATATCTGATTCACTGTTCTATCCCCCAGCAGGTTAATGCGCTCTCCTGGTCACGACGAATAACCTGACCGTAACAGTTATTTGAACGAATGCGGCAATCGCGTCCGCCATCCTTAATCCACCAGCGAATCGCTTCGCATGCACCTTTACGATCACCAGCATTCAGCCGCTTATAAAACGTCGACGGGAAACACTTACCGGGGCCAATGTTATAGGGACAAAATGACGCGATACCCGCTTTTTGTGGTTCGGTCAGTGGTACTTTAATATTGCGCTCCACCCATGCCAGCGCCTTATCACGCTCAATGGCGTTGACCTGGTCGCATTTTTCCTTCGACAGTTTCATATTGGGAAAAACGGTTTTTCCATCCACCACTGTGGCACCCCGACAGATGGTCCATATGCCAGAACCATCGCGGTATGCCATTGTGTGGTTACCTTCTTTTTCGTCCAGAAACTGGTCAAGTATCTGAGGAGCAGATGCGCCAGCACCAATCAGCGCCAGAACGGCAGCCGACAGGCCGTATCTGATTTTTGTGTTCATAGATATTTATGATGAGGACGCTCGTGCTTATTGGCAGGATTTTCAATCTTAAAGGAGTACTGATGCTGCAGATAAGACTCAACTTTTTCTGACAATTTTTCTGCTACTTCCAGGAAGACTTGCCGGACGCTCCTTCTGGCTGCTGCCTCATAAAACTCCAGCGCAGCTCCTTCAACACGGTCCATGGCGACATCCAGGTCAAAAATTTCACCGTCAAAGCGTTCTTTGTCCTGTAAGGCTACAGTTACCGTAACTTTATTCTCAAAATTACGGACTCCTTTCACAACCAGTTCATAGTCTTGAGTCATTGGATTACTCTCCTCTCGCAGCCTTACGCCTGTCTTCTTTAATCTTGAAATAAAGATTTGTCAGATACGTCAGCAGGCCAAAAACCAGGCTACCCAGCACACCGATTGCAGCCCACTGTGACGGAGTTACTTTATCGAGTAACTGCAATGCCCAGAAACCAGCATTACCCGCCGATGTGCCATAGGCAACACCTGTTGTTAACTTATCCATTGATTTCATATCCTCACCCCGATGTACACGGATGGTGCAATATGTTTGAAAAGATCGGAGTCTACGGGGTAGTTTTGACAGCACACGTTGTTCTCAACGGCGCTAAAAAAACATACACATTAAAAATGTGGGTAATTATTTTGAAAGAAAGTCATATATAAAATAATAATACGAGAAATGTTTTCATATTTAGTGTACTGTATACGGCCATTTATACAGGAAAAGCCTATGTCAGAACGTAAAAACTCAAAATCACGCCGTAATTATCTCGTTAAATGTTCCTGCCCAAACTGCACCCAAGAGTCAGAACACAGTTTTTCAAGAGTACAAAAAGGTGCCCTTTTGATCTGCCCTCATTGCAACAAAGTATTCCAGACAAATCTTAAAGCTGTAGCCTGATTGATTTTATTAGTAACAAGTATTTTTTATATTTTAATAATATATTTAAAGCAGATAATAAAAAACCCGCCTGAGCGGGTTTGAGATTGTGGTGCTTTTTGTGGGAGTCATCCACTTACGCACTTTGTTTTGCCATGCCAGCAGTTAGCTTCTGCTGTAAAACTATTCATGCAGCAAACCTGCACTTCACCACAATGGTTAGCATACTTTTCCTGATTAAGATTTTGCCAAATATGCTAGCCATTGTTTCATGTATTGGACCTCCTTACTTTTTATTAAAGAGATCCAATATTCACTACTCTGTCCGTATCTCTACTCAGGCATCAGCCTTCTTCGTTATCGTATACAGACGAGCGATGAATTTTAATCAGTAATGATGACATTTGCTGCTGCAGGACCTTTAGCACCACTCTCTATAGAGAAGGTAACCTTTTGACCTTCAAATAAGGTTCGATAATTATCATTCTGAATCGCAGAAAAATGCACAAACACATCTTTACTACCATCAACAGGAGAAATAAAGCCGAAACCTTTATCAGCGTTAAACCATTTTACTAAACCAGTCATTTTATTTGACATTCTACATTCCTTAACTTGAGCCTTTCGGCATAAATGGTTTGCATAACAGAAACGACTTCGTACTTAATTGGAGAGACTCAAAGAAGGAATAAGTGAATAACACCTGAAATGAGAACTGCTTTAGTAAACTACTTCGTATATCGTCTGTTCTTCAAACCGACGCAATCATTAACGCATAGTTGAACATATGAAGCAATGTTTATTTTAGACATCCAGCCATCTTCAACCCCATCAAAAAACTATAGCTTTCTTCAGGAACGTGTGTATAGTGCGCCAAGTTATCAGTATTAAGGAATTTTTTTGTCCCGTAAAATGACAGGAATTGTCAAAACCTTTGACGGCAAAAGCGGCAAGGGTCTTATCACCCCATCCGATGGTCGTATCGATGTCCAGCTTCATGTTTCAGCGCTCAATCTCCGCGATGCAGAAGAAATTACCACCGGATTACGCGTGGAATTTTGCCGGATAAATGGTCTGCGTGGCCCTTCAGCTGCCAATGTTTACCTTTCATGAGCTATATTAAAGCTTTAATTTCAGGCCCCATCGGATCACACATGGAGAGTTTTTATGAATAACCCCGTCTGTCTTGATGACTGGTTGATTGGCTTTAAAAGCTTATGCTGTACTTTGGCCGTAATAGCTCTGCTAATAATATAATAAGCAGACTCATTGTGTTTAGGGACATTGTACTGGAAGAAAACATTTTAAACATCAGGCAAATAACCAAGTCACCAGCTAAATAATAAGTTAACAGACATGAGTCCCGGGATGAGATTCAACATTACCATTGCCCCATTTAAAGCACAAAACCCGCTCATCAGCGGGTTTTCTACTTTTTCTTAACGTCGGGTATACAAAGCCCATCGTTGAAAAAATTTTATCCATATTTTTTGAAAAATGCAAACATCATGTCGCCATCTTCAGCAAAAATCATTTATCTCGTCACCTTCCTCAATTGCGCTTCCGCGTATGCTTCTTCCTGCCAGCACTTTGTTACCAGTTTACCAATGACGTCCGCATACCCCTTATACCACTGATAATCGGTCAGGTCTGGTACCAGCTTCTGGACATGACGTCGTGCCAGCGTGGTCGGTAAACGACTAAACCGGTTTCCATTACAACGCCCACAAATCTTATATACCGGTACGCCATGAAACCGGGTTCTTTTTTCATCCAGAACAATCCCTTTACCCTTACACCCTCTGCACGCTGTGCTGGCTTCGCCCTTACCATGGCAATGCTGACATAGTTCCTTCACCCATTCTTCCTTGATTACAGATTCCCCGCGTCTGTAGTGTTTCACCACTTCGCGCAATACATTATAAAATCCCGTACCTGAACAATGCTCACAGCGAGCCTTACTTGCCGCAGACCTGGAGTAATCAGCAAAGGCAAAACTCACGAGGTAAGGAATAATCTGTAACCGGATTTCTTCACTCAATTTGTTCAATGTCGGGTTATCCAGTGCCATCGCGTAATTTAGCAGGCCTTCAATCGCAAACTGAGGGTCCTGAACACCAACTTTTGCCAGAAATAAGGCCAACCCAAGTGGTGCTTTCGACTGCACCATCCCCTGCGCTGCCATTACATCCGTAATTGTTAAACAACCGGTGCCTGTCGCTGGAGCGTCATCGCTCAATTTTGGAGATTTTGGGGAGTAATATTTTGGTAAGGCTTCAAGGTTCATGCTCGTTCTCCACTTACGCCAGTACGCCAATTGCCAGCGCGCGATCGATAAAACGAAATATCAGCTCCAGTTGGGAGCCATACTTATCTTCAAATGCCACTGTATCCGTATGCAGCTCGTTGTGATGCTTTCTGCACAAAGGCAACACAAAGAGATCATGTGCTTTTGTTCCCATTCCGCCCTGCCCGTGACCAATCAGATGATGCGGATCGTCGGCTGGCATACCGCAGCAAGCACACGGCTGTGTCTTAACCCAACGTGTGTATTTCTCCTTAACCCAGCGGCGACGTTTAGGCAGCTTCATGAAAGATTCCGGAGACTCTGGATCAACGGTGATGCTTACCACCGTCTTTTCCTGTGGTGATTTTTGTTGCTGGTGGGCGTAAGGCAACGGTGCAAGATTTTTTGTGCGTTGTTTCAATATGCTGGTGGCGGTCTGCTCTCCCGGTACGATGTCGCTTTCGCGGTACACCGAGCAGATTTTTTCCGCTGGTAATCCCAGCGAACGACGCGATACAGCCTCAGGTAGTGCATCCACCACCTGATTGCAGACCGCCCACCAGGATAATTCAGCCAAAGATAATTCCCGCTCCTGCGTACCGCTTATTGCGTGACGGATGACGTCAATCACCCATGCTGTCAGATTTTGTTGAGCAAGCAGCTCCAGTGATTCCGATGTCTGGTCACGCAGTTGGTTGTCGCAGTGCCAGCACAACACCATTGCGCCGGTACCATAACGGTGAATGACTGTTTCAGTGTGATGGTAATCGCCATTAGGCCACTGGCAGGATGTAACATGACGTAATAGCCAGTCGGACAATGCGCCAACGCCGCCAGCAGCACGAATCACCCGTTCGTTACTAAAAAACGGCAGCAATGTTTTGTCTTCCGCCAGCGGCTGGCGAACGGCAGGAACGACTCCGGATGGCAGATTACGCATGCTTTTTGGTTCCGGTTCCACCAGCACTCGAGGATTATGAAATATCTGTATGGATTCACGGCCCGGCTTAAGGACCACCAGCCCAAGCTCAGGCACCAGAACAGGTCTAAGTAATACCCGCACGTTACCTCCAGATCCGTTGCTGGAAAGTGCGGGACGCACGTGGTGGGCGTTCGGAATAAGGCAGCCTGACAGAGATTATCCAGTGCCGATAGTCGAGACTGAGAGCTTTCTTAACCTCGAACCCGCGCCTGCGGTAAGAATGAATCAGCCATTCGGCCTGTTCTGCAGTGCATGGAGGGTGCTGGAACCATTCAGACTTGAATGCGTGAGAATACCGCCCGTGCGTGCAGGCAAGAACGGGCGAATTATCAGAATTGTAATATTTTGCGTTGCGTGCCATCGGTTTTCTCCGGTGGCACGGTGTTACTCAGCGGGAGTTCAGCCCCGCGCAAGATTGTAGATGAGTTTATTCTCCTGAAAAAGCAGAAAAGCCAGCTTTTATTCCGATCTCTTTCAATGCCTGTAATGAAGTGACAAACTCACCTTCGCGCAAGATAAATCCGTCCGTGACCCGAGCATCCACAAAATTAATTAACGCAGCCCCATTCTTTCGCAAACACATAATGCGGTAATGACTAACAAGATTTCCATTTTCAACGCACACAGCATAGAGGCCATCTTCACAAAAAATTTTACGCAGTTCTTCGATGTTCATCATCAGAATCCTTCCGGATAATTAGCTCTCCCCTTTAAGGGACCATCCCTCTTATCCCTGCGCGCTACTTAAGTATTTTTGATTCTATTCCGGCACCGTCCAGAACTTCAAACGCGTTGAAAATAAAAACAAAAACCCGCCGAAGCGGGTTAAGTGCGGGTGCGTTGAGGATGCCTGCCACATCAGAGGTGGCGAGGGATTTCTCCCCCGCCGGGTCTCTTACTCCTCAGGTTCGTAAGCTGTGAAGACAGCGACCTCCGTCTGGCCGGTTCGGATTCGTACCTCGCAGAGGTCTTTCCTCGTTACCAGTGCCGTCACTATGACGGTTAAACAGATGACGATCAGGGCGATTAACATCGCCTTTTGCTGCTTCATAGCCTGCTTCTCCTGTCAACGCAAAGCAGAAGTGTCACCTTCGGTGCGAAACAGAGATGTCATGCTTTGGTTCAGAGAATGCGTTTGACCGCCTCGCTATATACTTCCGAGCGTTCTCTTTTCCCAACAGAAATCACGAAAACGACAACTTTCTCGTCTATAACCTGGTATACAAGGCGATAGCCTGAAGACCGGAGCTTAATCTTGTAACAATCAGGCATACCACGGAGCTTGTTTGCTTCAATCCGGGGTGACTCAAGTACTTCAACCAGCTTCTTTTTCAACTGTTCACGTACCGTCGAGCCCAGCTTTCGCCATTCCTTTAGTGCCCGCTCGTCAAAATCCAGAAAATACGCCATCAGAGTTCATCCAGCGTCACACGTACTGGCTTAGGATTACGAAGCCGTTCTTTCACTATCTCCACAAGTTCAGCATCTTCATCACTCAGGAGTGTCTGTTTGAACGGCAAGCGTTCATTGTCAGCGATATACTCGAGCATGAGACGAAGCGCTTCAGAAGGAGTTACACCCATTTTTTCAAGCGCGGCGTAAGAACGCGCTTTAAGTTCATCGTCAATACGCAGGTTAATGCTACCCATGTCTTACACCTCTTGTAATTACAAATGTCATTACAAGTATCGCACTACAACATGCTTAGGGCAAGTCACGAAGGAAGTCAGAAAGTAGTCGTAAGAACGGTGATCACTGTCCGCTTTGTGCCAGGAGCAGCCATTGCTAAGTCCATCCTGTATTGTGCAGGTCAGCTCGTTTTTAAAGAGTCCGGCCATCATCTTACTGGTACAGACACCATATACTTTGTGACGGTCAGGCTACATATGCACAACTCAACTTATTCATCTATTTTTTGCTTTAGCATGTCAGTGTTGCTTTCTCGTCGGCGGGTGAGCGGTGACCTGACCTGTCGATAAAGGAACGTAACACGTTTTATGCAACACCCGCATGCGGCAGAAAATTATTGCCGAACGTTTACCCCTGTCAACAAGCTTTACTTTCTGAGGCGCGCCAGCCCGCGAGGAAAACAATCTGAACATCAAACAATTAATGACACAAGAAATACGATTAAAGATTTTTTTGTGCATGCCGATAGTGCTTTTTTAAAAGGAGAAATCTATGTCTGTCACAATTCAGGGAAATACCTCAACCGTTATTTCAAACAACTCCGCCCCGGAAGGAACATCAGAAATAGCCAAAATCACAAGACAAATTCAGGTGCTGACTGAAAAGCTTGGGAAAATCTCATCGGAAGAGGGGATGACGACACAGCAGAAAAAAGAAATGGCTGCATTGGTACAGAAGCAAATTGAAAGCCTCTGGGCTCAACTGGAGCAGTTGTTAAGGCAGCAGGCAGAGAAAAAGAATGAAGACGCGACAGTTCAGCCTGATAAAAAAGAAGAGAAAAAAGACGATACAAATACCGCTGGCACCATTGATATTTACGT